GTTGCCACAGCTGCTGCCGCTGCTTATGCCACCAAATTAGCCGTTGATGGGGTCAGATCCGCTATTGAAGATGAGGCTGCACAGTTAAGGCTGGCAAGTGCATTACAGACCGCCACAGGGGCTACTGATGCTCAAATAAAGGCCACAGAGGATTACATAAGCCAAACCTCTTTAGCAGTAGGTATTGCTGATGATGAACTTCGGCCAGCATTTCAAAGATTGGCAGTTGCTACTGGTGATGTTACTAAATCACAGGATTTATTAAACCTAGCAATTGATATTTCAAAGGGAACTGGTAAAGATCTTGGTGCTGTTACTGAAGCCCTATCTAAAGCCTACAATGGACAAGACACTCAATTAGCAAAACTTGGAATTGGTATTACAGCTGCACAAGCCAAGACAATGAGCTTCAAAGATGAAACAAAGTTGCTTTCAGATCTTTATGGTGGAGCAGCAAGCCGTAATGCTGAAACTTTTCAAGGTAGAATTGATCGCCTAAAAATAGGGTTTGATGAAGCAAAAGAAGCTGTTGGATTTGCATTATTGCCTATTATTGAAAGATTGATTGGTTATATCTTTGAATATGGCGTTCCTATTATTGAAAAATTTAAGAATGCTTTTGACATAATCAAAGAGGCTTTGGATAAAAACAGAGAAACATTTAATCAGTTTTGGTTATTGATGAAAGATAAAGTTTTTCCTATTGTGCAAACAGTATTTGGCTTCATGCTTGATGTTGGAGCAAAAGCAGCGGCAGCAATTATTGATGCGTTTGGGGCAATTGTTGGTGCTATAACTCCAGTATTAAATTTCATTATCGATGCAATCAATACAGTAATCAAGGGATTGAACCTTGTTAAAACTGGATCAGATATTCAACAAATTAACAAAATTGGATCTGGTGCTGGTGTTGCAGGAGGTGGTGGTGGTGGCGGTGGCGGTGCTGGTGGTTTTGGCGGAGGTGTAAGCGGTGGTGGTGTAGGAGGCGGAGGTGGTGGTGGTGGCACAATTGCCGAAATTGCCGGAGCAACAAGTCTAAAGAATTTGACTGATAGATTATTAGGCGTTCAAACCAAGATTACAGACTTAACATTTCAGACTATTACTGGTGGAATTAGCAAATCATCAGCTCAAAAGCAACTTAACAAATTAACTGCTGAATTTGATGTATTGACAAATCAAGCAAATGCTTTAGTTGCTCAGCAACCAGTTGGAAGTCCATTTGGTCAAGCAGGTGGAAATACAACAAACATTTATGTATCTGGTGCAGTAGTAGATCCAGAAGGATTGAATAGAGTTATTACAGATATTCAAAATCAATCAGCTTCTCGCGGAACAGTTTATACTCCTTTTGTGCCATGACAGTATTTACTCCCAGTTGGAAATTGACAGTCAATGGAACTGATTACACAAATGTAACTCTGGCTAATCTCAGCCATAATGCTGGTCGAACAGATATTTACTCTCAGCCAATTGCATCTTATATGCAGATTACGATTGTGGCTTTGAATAATCAAACCTATGATTTTAATGTAAATGATGGAATTGCTTTACAGGTTAAGAACTCAAGCAATACTTATGTAAGCCTTTTTGGTGGCAACATTACAGATTTGACAGTTGAAGTTGGCAACACAGGAGCAGTTGGAACTGAAATCAGATATACCTTAATTGCGGTTGGAGCATTGGCTAAACTTCAAAAGACCATTACAGATGGTGTTCTTTCACAAGATGAGGATGGCAACCAAATCCTTAATTTGTTGGATGATTTGTTATTGGCTTCTTGGAATGAATTACCAGCTGCTGAAACATGGGCTGGATACAATGCAACTGAAACATGGGCGCAAGCTGGTGATATTGGATTAGGTGAGATTGATACTCCCGGACTTTACACAATGGAAAATCGAGCAGCCAACCCTGACACCATTTACAACATCGCATCCCTAATTGCCAACTCAGCATTTGGTGTGATCTACGAGGACAATCAAGGCAACATTAATTATGATGATGCTGACCATAGGCAAAACTATCTTTTGACCAATGGTTATGTTGATCTTGATGCTAACCATTCAATTGGTAAAGGATTAAAAACCACAACTCGATCTGGTGATATTCGTAATGATATTTACATCAATTATGGCAACAATTTTGGCTCTCAAAAAACAGCAAGCGATGCAACATCAATTGCCACTTATGGATATAAGGCAGAATCTATCAATAGCGTGCTTCATTCAGCTGTGGATGCTCAAGCTGTGGCTAATCGATATATTGCCCAGAGAGCTTACCCATTGCCTAAATTTGACACCATTACATTCCCAGTAACAAACCCAGAAATTGACAATGCTGACCGAGATGCCTTGCTTGGCATATTCATGGGAATGCCAGTCAATTTAACAAACCTCCCAGATCAGATCTCAGGTGGAGAATTTGAGGGTTATGTTGAGGGTTGGTCTTGGTCGGTCAGCTTTAATCAACTCTATATCACCCTTAATCTTTCACCAGTTGCATTTAGCCAAGTGGCGATGCGTTGGAATACGACACCAATAACTGAGGCTTGGAATACAATAGATCCAACTTTGACATGGGAATACGCTACAATCGTAGCCTGAGATAAAGGATAATATGGCAACCACTACTAACTATGGCTGGACAACACCAGACGACACGGCACTCGTTAAGGATGGCGCAGCTGCTATTCGCACGCTTGGTTCATCTGTTGATACAACAACCAAAGCATTAAATCCATCTACAACTCTTGGCGATATTGAATATCGATCATCAACTGCTAACACAAATACAAGACTTGGAATTGGTTCAACTGGACAAGTTTTAACTGTTTCAGGTGGCGTTCCTGCATGGGCTGCCCCCGCTAGCAGCGGCGGTATGACTTTAATTAGCACCACTACTTTGTCAGGTTCATCAACAACAATAAGCAGCATACCTGGCACATATAAATCATTGGTAGTTTATTTATTTGGAATAGATTTAGCAACAGACGATTATCCATCAATTAAGCCAAACAATACTGACAATGTGGTCAATATTGGATTGGCTGGTAGTCCTGCAAGTTTTGGTTCTTCAAATGAATTGTATATTACATCAGGTAGCCTTACTATGACCGCAGGAAATACTAATAATGCGTGGACTGTCCATTTTGACAACTATGCAAGCAGCACAAATTACAAACCAGTAAGTTTTTATGGTGGTTTTAGAAATACAGCAGTTTCAACTTTTAGAGCAATAACTGGCGGCGGTATGTTTAAGAGCAATACAGCAATTACTAGCTTAGTTTTTACATCAAGTGGTGGTATCAGCTACAACGGCGGTACTGTTTTACTATATGGGGTGAATTAAAATGACAAAATTAACAAGACCAATGGTTCGTATTCACGATCTTGCAACAAATGAAGTTATTGATCGTGAAATGAATAATGATGAATATGCTAAATATGAAGCAGATCAAGAAACACATTTAATTGCACAAGCCGAAGCCGAAACAAAGGCAATTGCTAAGGCAGCAATTCTTGATCGCATTGGTTTAACTGCTGATGAACTAAAAACGATACTTGGCTAATGAAGGCTTGGTTATCTAAAGCTGCTGTTCAGTTAAGAGAACAAACTGATGACTGCTTCCCTGATCGCAAGCGTGCCAGCGATGGGTGGATTGGTGATGCTCGTCATTCATCCAGAGTCAGTCAGCATAACCCAAACGAACAAGGTGAAGTATGCGCCATCGATATTGACGCTCGCCTTTCTGACCAAGAAGGAGTTAGTTTCGATCTGGCAGATCAAATTCGACAGGCAGCAAAAACAGATAAGCGTATTCTGTATGTAATTCATGCAGGCAAAATTGCTAGTGCTAAATCATTTTGGAAGTTCATCAAGTATCGCGGCATAAATCCCCATCATCGGCATATCCATATTTCATTTAAGCCAAATCAAAAAGGCGATTTCTTTAACATCCCACTACTAGGAGGCAAGTAATGAAACTAACTAATAAACACAAAGCAGCAATAAAGTCATACTTAAGAGCTGTTGCAGCTTCTGGTATTACTGTTCTATTGGCAATCGTTGCAGACATTCGACCAGAACTCGCCATTTTTGCAGGTGCGTTAATTGCGCCGCTTGCAAAAGCAATTGATCCAAGTTCAGGTAAAGAAGCTGATTATGGCGTTAATGCCAAATGACCGCAAACGATTGGGTTTCTATCGCCGTTGGCGCATGCGCCATATTAACAAGTTTATTGGTGGCTCTACGCTTTCTTATTAAAGGTTGGCTTAATGAACTACGGCCTAATGGTGGCTCAAGCATGAAGGATCAAATAACAAGACTTGAACAGCGTGTCGATGATCTGTTTGTCTTAATCAGTAAGTCATAATTTTTGTTATGGCGAACACACGCAAATCATCGAAACGCAAAAAGATCAATAGGCGTATCGTTCGCCGTTCTCCTGATCCATTAACCAAATTGGATCAATGGTATATCTGCAAGCATGAAATGTTTAGAGCTGCACGCAAGGCTGGGTTTTCAGAATCCGTTGCGCTCTATTTAATGGATAGTCCTGAATCAATGCCTGACTGGATTGTAGGCGATAAGGGAATCATCCCAAGTATTCCTACTCCAGATGAGGAAGAAGATTAAAGCCAATCGTAGGTATCTCGTAACGCCAGATCTTCAAATTCCACTACACCATCCAAAAGCGGTGTCTAACCTAATCCGCATGAGCAAGCATGAAAAGTTTGATTATGTGCTAAATGTTGGTGATGAAATGGATCTTGGCAGTCAATCGCGTTGGGCAAAAAATACGAAATTAGAATTTGCCGAAAAACTTGATGAAGAAAGAAAACTAGGCCAAGAGATTCTTTACGATCTAGGCACAACGGATATAGTCAGATCAAATCATACGGATAGAATTTACCAAACCTTACTTAAAGGTGCGCCATCGCTAATTGGATTACCAGAATTGGAATATGCCAAATTCATGGATTTCGCTGGTTTGGGTATTAGATTTCATAAAAGAGCTTATGAATTTGAAAAGGGCTGGCACTTGGCTCATGGCGACGAAGGGAACATGTCTAAGCATGCCGGCATAACTGGCCTGAATTTGGCCAAGAAATGGCATTCTAGCGTGGTTTGTGGCCACTCGCATAGGCAGGGTGCAGTCCGACACCAAACTGGCTTAAACGGCCGTTATTCAACGATTTGGGGCATAGAAGCCGGTCATCTTATGGATATGCGTAAAGCCAGTTACCTAAAATATAATTCAGCCGACTGGAACATGGGCTTTACTGTGCTTAGTTTTGGCAAAAAAGGCCATCAAGTAGAGTTGATACCAGTCAATCATGATGGATCATTTACCTACAATAGAAGGACTTATGGGGCTTGAAACAGACTATCGGGATCGCACGATTGATGACCATATCGATGAATTTGAGGATATTAGCGTTATCTAATCGTTATAGAACACGCCGAAAGCGCAGTAGATAAAACACTTGATTTAGGTCAAACTTTATGTATCCACAAGATATGTGGGGATATGTAAGGGAGCGACATGTTACTAGATCTAGGCAGTAGAGATACAGCTTTAGAATATGCGGAGCGAGGATGGGCAGTTTTGCCATTATTGCCACGCAAGAAAGATCCGCATTTTGACTTGGCTCAAAGGGCTTATTTATCAGCTACAACTGACCAAAAACTTATTAACTTTTGGTTTGATTACGATGACAAAATCAACATTGGCATAGCTTGTTATCAATCAGGTTTAGTTGTGTTTGATATTGATTATCGCAACGGAGGCGAATTGCTTCCCGAATTTGAGCCAACATACACAGTTCAAACTGGTGATGGCTTACACCTTTACTACACAGCTGATAAGTCTGATGTATTCAAAGGTAAATTGTTTGATGGGATTGACATTAAATGGAAAGGTTATGTTGCTGCTGCACCTTCAATCCATCCGTCAGGAGCAACCTATAAAGTAATCGATGACAGAAATCCTGTTGCGATGCCTAAAGTAATAAGGGAGTGGGCTACAAAATGACATTAAAAGAGGCTGGTTTGCTCTGGGTTGCATCAATGGTTGCAATCATCTGGGCTTATGGAATGTATGAAAGCGCAAAACAAACTCATTATTGGCGTGGGCGCAAGGATGGCTGGGATATGCACCGCCGGATGATTGAGAATAAAAACAATGCCGACAAATACTGAGCAGTTATTTGATGAGGTCATTACTACAATCCAACAGCGCGGAAGCATTTATGGACATCCGTATTACAACCACAAACGAATTGCAGGTCTATGGTCTGCATATCTCGACTTCCCAATCACACCACACCAAGCTGCACTATGCATGGCATTGGTCAAGGTTTCTAGGCTTAGTGAAACCCCAGATCACGAAGACAGTATTAAAGACTTCATCGCCTATGGTTCTGTCTATAAAACTGTGCTTGATGCCGTCAAAGATGAAAACTGGGAGGATTAGTAATGGGCTTTAACTTAGAAGATTACGAAACCGTAGAATCGAGATTGGAGAAATGGCATGGAAAATACCCAGATTCCAGATTGGAAACAGAACTTATCGAGGCATCAAACAATCGATTCATTGTATTTTGCAAATTATTCAAAACAGAGGCAGATGCCAAGCCATGCTCGACAGGACTCGCTTCTGAAACGATTTCGGATAGAGGTGTCAATGCTACTTCTGCGTTGGAAAATTGCGAGACTTCAGCGATCGGTAGAGCGCTTGCAAACGCTGGTTTTGCAGCTAAGGGCAAAAGAGCTTCTAAAGAAGAAATGGTAAAGGTTGCTAGTTTCAAAGAAAAATTAGAATCCAAACAAAATATCTATGGAAAGTCCGGGCGATCTGCTGCAATTGAAACTGCGCTGAGATCATCATTTGAAGCTGATAAAGATGTTGCGCCTGTTGCTTGGACTGTTGGCGATGTTGTATCAGAGATCGGTGCATCAATACCTAATGAGCCACCAGCTTGCGAGCATGGGCATATTCTTAAAGAAGGTATCTCTAAAGGAGGTAAGCCGTATTATGGTTATGTATGCAAGGCTAAACAATGTGAGCCTAAATGGGCAAAACTTACAGCTAATGGAAAATGGTATTTCGAAGGGGGTGAATAATGGGTGAATTACAGATAATCGATGGCTCTGGTCTAACTGCTACTTTTACAGATGAAGGAGTTAAAGTCGAGCCATCAATAGTTGTGTGCGATGTTTGCAACGATGACAGATTACTTCATGAGGGCGATCTGCTTCGATGCTATTCCTGCCACGCAATAAATCGGATTCCGTAGATGCCAAATTACGATTACATGTGCGACAAGGAGGGAACGCTGATTGTATTGGATTTACCAATGGATCATAAAATCCCTCTTTGTCAAGCATGTGGGCTAAAATTAAGGCGTGTCTATACAGCTGTGCCAGCAATCTTCAAAGGTACTGGATGGGCTGGTAAAAGTGGTTAAATTCAAATGTAATGGTTGCTCAGGCAATACAGAATTTATCTGGCTTGAAGGTTATTCAGCAGCTGATGGCTTTAGGGTTTATCAATGCCTGCGCTGCAATTGCGTTGGTACAAAGAACTTAGCAGAAGCAACTGACACTCAAGAACCTGTCATTAGATGCACTAAATGCGGATCATGGCAGTTTGTAGATCAAGAATGCCACACTTGCAACTTAATTAATGATAAGCGTGCGACACGCGATAATGCCAATCAATTTGGATCCGTATGATACCCTGTAACGCAAATTCGCTTTCAGAGCGAAAGGGCGATCTGCGAAGCAGAAAGATCGCAAGGTTTGGTTTGGTGATATCTCTGTTCATTGTCTTGAACATAGCCTTTCTAAAAGATGATTCCGTTGCTCAAGATAGAACTAATCATTACAGACAATGGGCTTTTATACAGCTTAACAATTTAGATGAGTTTTACTGTTTAGATGAATTATATTTTAGAGAATCTAGATGGAATCCAAAAGCCCGAAATGGTAGTCATTATGGTATTCCTCAAGGGCGTAGTAAATACTTACAAAGAGCTGATGGATTTAAGCAGGTAGAATGGGGAATCAAATACAATCTTAATCGTTATGGATCTATGTGTAAAGCATTAGAACATCTAAAGACTAAGGGTTACCATTGAGTAGATCAGCATTAAGAGATAGTGGATCGACCAGACAATGGCGCAAGATAAGAGAGCGTGTGTTGCGTGCTGGACAGTTTATATGTGTCTATTGCGGTCAAGAAGCTGATACTGTGGATCATGTGATACCAAGACGATTAGGTGGCAACGATAGTGATGATAATTTAGTTGCGAGTTGTAAAAGATGTAATCTTGCAAAAGGTGGGCGGTTTTTTGCCGCACGGAGAACACCACCGACCCCCCTTTCCTTTTCTAACCCACAAAACACCTCGATCGCCCACGATCAGACTGGATCGATTTGAACAAAAACGAATCGTTTGAGTTCGCTTTGAATCAGCCTCAATCGAAAATAGGAGGTGTGCAGATTCCACGAATTCACTCTCCTTTAAATGATTTGCCAACAAAAGGCCACGAAATGATTGATTTCGCAGCTGAGATCGGTATGCCTTTGATGGAATGGCAAAAGTTTGTAGCAATTCATGGCCACAAGATTAAGCCAGATGGTAGATGGCACTCCCAATTGAACAACCTTCTCCTAGCCCGCCAAAACGGAAAATCGACATTCATGCTAATTCGCATTTTAGTTGGCATGTATATCTGGGGCGAGAACTTACAGCTGTCATCAGCTCATAGATTAACTACATCATTGGAAACATTTAGGCAGATGGTTAGCATTATTGAAAACAATGACAAACTAGCTTCTGAGGTAAAAAAGATACGATGGCAACATGGTGCAGAAGAAATGGAACTTAAAGGTGGTCGAAGGTTTGTAGTTAAGGCCGCAAACAATGCATCGAGAGGAATTTCAGCCCCATCCACAATTCATTTGGATGAGTTGCGTGAATATAAAGATGAAGATGCTTGGTCATCAATGCGATACACAATGATGGCATCTAAAAATCCACAGGTATGGACTTATTCAAACGCAGGAGATCAACATTCAGTTATTCTCAACAAACTTAGGGAGCGTGGCTTAGCAGCCGCCACAAACCCATCCGACACGATAGGTTGGTTTGAATGGAGCGCAGAGCCTGATTCACCGATTACCCTTCCGTCAGGGGAAATCAA